CCTATTAACATAGACTTATTATACTATTTTTTTAAACGTTTTTCAATCTCTTTTTTAACATCATGGACTGATGTTAATACCAGTTTACGTACACCCAGTTTCTTTTCCTTCAGGGCATGTATGGCAACATTCTCTAGATCATCCACCATGTTAGCTAATTCTTCTAGTGTACATTTGGTAAGTTTTTTATATCGAGTATCTATCATGATACTTGTATTTAAAATGATTTGCGTAGGAATTTACTGGTAGTATAAGTTAACCAATAATAAAACTTGTTGGGTTTCCACCTTCTTGGAAGTTACCGATCTCTGATTCTAGTTTCTCCATCTCGGCCTGTCCTTCTGCCTTCAATGCACCACCGTTCAGCGTTGTGCCACCTTGTGGACCTGCGATGGTACTGAACTTGCCTCTCGCCTCTCCTATCATGACCTTGGATACAGCAAGTGTGTAATCTCTGATCCATGGTTTAGAATAGATATCCTTGAACAGCGTTATGTCTGGTCTGAAGTTGTTAGTGTGCATGAGAACTGTTTCATTTTCGGCTCTTGGTCTCTGTGTGATAGTTAATTTCTTTGTTGCCACATCAAAGTGGAACTGTATGAAACTTCCAAACATCTTACCTACTAATTCTTGGTATGATGCGAATGCATAGTAAGTGGCTAATCCACCAGTTGCACCTGCTCTCAAAAGGTATGTGTTTGTGTATGCTAGATTGAAAGGCTCGAATAATGTTCCACCATCTCCGCCACCTGTTCTTGATCCAACTGTTCTTCTAGATAGTTCCCTGACATTAATAATCTCATCTGGTAATATATATGTGTTCTGATCTTTCTTAAGTTCTAAGAAAGCGTATGATTCTTCCACAGCATTTGAGGATCTCTGTCTAAATTTGTTTACAGCTCTTTCCAGTGCCGTTTGATAGTGTTTAGGGTCTAATTCAACATCAATCATGCCCTCACCGAGGTTGTTTTTGACGTAATCGAATATCTCTTGTTGTCCTGTTTGTAGTTCTGACATACTCATATTTATTACCTTTGTCTGTGCAATAAATATGTATGATATGCCAAGATTATCCATTTTCAAGCCTGAAAAAGGCAACGACTACAAATTCTTTGATCGTAACATCAAAGAGATGTTCACTATAGGTGGAACGGATCTACACTTCCACAAATACCTGGGACCATATGATCAAGGCAGTACCAACAAGGACGGTGATGCTTCACCAACACAACCACAATATTCAGGTGACTCGTTAAACGAAAGAACCATACAGGATCTGTTATTCCTAGAGAACAGAGACAGGAAATATGCGGATGACATTTATATAGTGCGTGGAATATACAATGTGCAAGATGCAGATTTTAATTTATCACAGTTCGGAATGTTCCTACAGAACGACACACTATTTTTAACTGTACACCTAAATGATATAATAGAAAGGATTGGAAGGAAGCCCATGTCAGGTGATGTTATCGAGTTCCCTCACATGAAAGAAGACTATTCTTTAGATGAAAGCATACCGATCGCACTTAAAAGATACTACGTGGTCGAGGATGTTAACAGAGCCGCAGAAGGATTCTCACAGACATGGTGGCCGCACCTGTTGAGATTGAAAATGAAATCTCTAGTAGACTCTCAGGAGTACAGAGACATACTAGGTGATGCCGCAACAGAAGGATCTCTTGCAAGTTACATGTCAACTTTTAACAAAGAGAAATCTATTAACGAGCAAGTTGTTGCACAGGCAGAATCAGATGCACCAAAATCAGGATTCAACTACAAACAATACTACGTTGCACCTATTGACGAAAGGGGAAATATTAGGACCGATAATGTTAACACAGAAGAACAAAGAGCAAGTGGAGACAAAAACGTGAATGCAGTTATCGACTCACCGGCAAGTTCGCATTATGGTTTCTACCTAGATGGAGACGGAGTAGCACCGAATGGCCATCCGGCAGGATTTGGAATTAGTTTTCCAAATTCAAACATTGACAAGGGTGATTATTTCTTGAGAACAGATTTCTTGCCAAATAGGTTGTTCCGTTTTGACGGAACCAGATGGGTCAAGATAGAGGATTCGGTTAGAATAACTACAACAAACAACGATTCGAGAGCAAACTACAAAACAAGTTTTGTTAACAATTCAACGTCTGATACCATAAACGGATTGACAACAAAACAGAGACAATCACTAACTGATGCTCTCAAACCAAAGGCTGACAATTAAGAATGCTACACTTCTATGAAGGACAGATTAGGAAATTTTTAACTCAATTTATCAGGGTGTTGAGTAATTTTTCTGTGGAAACAGGCAAGGGCAAAGATGACGCAGTTACTCTAAGAGCTGTTCCTGTTGTTTACGGAGACCCTACAAGACAGGTATCAAATATAATCAGAAATAATTCTGAGAATGCATTACAGTATGCTCCCAGGATAGCGGCTTATGTTAGAGAACTAAATTATGACAGAGAAAGGATGCAAAATCCTTACCATATAGAAAAACAACATTTAAAAGAAAGAGGCATTGACAGTGATGGGAACTACACAAATCAATTAGGTGCAGGATACACTATTGAAAAAGTCATGCCATCCCCGTTTAGACTAGAAGTCACGGCAGACATATGGAGTTCAAACACAGATCAAAAATTACAGATTTTAGAGCAGATTTTATACCTTTTCAATCCGGATTTTGAGATACAAAAGTCAGACAACTACATAGACTGGACCAGTTTAAGCTATGTGGAATTAACAAATATAAGTTTTAGTTCTAGAACTATACCGGTCGGAGCGGACACCGAAATAGATGTAGCAAGTTTATCATTCTCTATGCCAATATGGTTGTCACCTCCTGTTAAAGTCAAGAAATTAGGTGTAGTACAGAAAATTATTATGAGTGTGTATGACGACGACGGCGGAGTAGCGAAAGGATTAATAGACGGTTCTTTAATTTCAAGAAGCTTTATTACACCAAACAACTTTGGATTATTAGTTACTGGCAATCAATTGAGGTTGTTAGGAACAACAGGTGTAAATGTTAAATCGGGCGGAGATGGGTTCTATTCAGGAGCTAACGACCCAGGTCTAGCAGACCCTTTTGAAACATTTGGACCAGCAGTTAACTGGAAGGTACTACTGGAACAGTACGGAGTAGTCACTAATGGTACATCACAGATCAGATTAACACAACCATCTGGTAACGAGATCATAGGAACAATAGCAACCACTACACTCGATGACACTATACTGTTATACAGCATTGATGGCGACACAATACCTGCCAACACACTGACAGCAGTTTCCAAGATAATCAACCCTGCAACATTTGATCCAGGCACACCTACAAACGGAACTAGGTATCTTGTGATCAACGATGTGGGAGATTCGACATCAACATATCAAAGTGCCACGTGGGGAACATTAGTGGCAAGTGTAGGTGATATAATTGAATACAATAGTACAACCAGCAAATGGAACATAGCCTTTGATGCTTCGGATCCAGATTCCACACAGCACTATGTTACCAACCTGAATACAGGAATACAATACAGATTCAACGGCACGGAATGGGTCAAGTCTTATGAAGGTGTTTACACACAAGGTAATTGGAGTATAGTCATAGACGGCAATGCAAATAATGGTTATGACCCCAGTGTTGATGCAACTACCCCTTGATAAATCATAAACAATCTGTTATAATCTAACATGGACGATAATATCATATGTTCGGGTGCATTATTTTACAGCACAACTACCAAACGATTCCTATTCTTACAGAGGACCTCTGAGAAGACTAAAGGAACATGGGGATTGGTCGGTGGCAGGATGAAGTATACAGAATCGGCTTTTGAAGGACTGAAGAGAGAAATAAAAGAAGAAGTGGGTGCTATTCCTAAATTCAAGAAAGTTATTCCCTTGGAAATGTTTACCTCGAATGATGAGAAGTTTTTCTTCCACACTTATCTTATTGCGATAGAGTCTGAATTCTTACCTAAACTGAATGACGAACACTCTGGCTATTGCTGGACTGCGTTTGAATGTTGGCCCAAGAACTTACACATGGGTCTTAAGAACACACTGAATAACAAAGCCATTAAAGGCAAGTTACAGACTATTTTAGATTTGATAACTTAATTGATTAACCAGCACTAATTTTTACAGTACCGTCGTCATTCCAAAGTTGACCTGCATTACTAGGATCGCTTGTTGGCAAATCCGTTGCCATTACTT